AATTGTGACCATTGATTGTCCTCTTTGGCATTGGTGATGTTGACAACCGTATCCCAACCATCAACTTTCTTTAGTTGTGTTTCGGCATAAATGCAAGGTCTACAAACCTTCCTGCACGAATAAGTGAATCTCAGTCATGTCGTTGTCATCCTAAGTTTGTTGAAACTATCTATAAAGGTTTCCCATGCTTTATCATTAAACTCTTTTGTTTCATAAGAGAAACGATAACCACTTTCTTCCTGCATAGCATAGTCAATCTCACACTGAATCAGTGCTCTCAGTTGTTCCACTTGCTCTTTAGTCATCGTAACATCTCCTTCATTTTTTGTAAACAGTGATTAAATCCTTCCACAAGTAACTCAGTATTTACGTTTTGAGAACCAGCCGCAGATTGTTCCTTAGGCAACCAATCTTCCACCAAATCTACAATATCATTACAGGTATCAAAATCATAACCAAGTTCATCATATAGTCTATTGTAAAGTTTTTGTGCTTCGCGTTCTTTCACCATCCTATCAACTATTTCATCCATAAGTTCTGGGGATATATCAGTCATAAGGCACCTGCACATCTTTTTTCCAAACATCAGTGAAGCACAACCATGGCTCTTCTTTGTGTGACATTTCTGCCATCCAATGCTGACCATTCTCATCAATCGCATCCAAGTAATGAATGCGAGTCTTGGGATCAATCGTGCGGGTCACATAGACAAACTTTACTTTATTCATTTCCTATCTCCCCATAGTTGCTCAAAATGTTTACCTTCTCTACCACAATACATCTCAAACTCTCTGGCAAGTTTACAACTTTCACTTTTTTTGTCTCCAGTTATCAAATCACCAGTAACGATTGGATTGTAACACCTGTCAAGTGAGTTATTACCAAAAAGATGACCTAACCAACTTTTCCTGTAATAGAGACAATCTTTACACAGTTTTCGTTGTTCAGTCATAGTGCCTCCACATTATCAGCAATCTCATTTAGTTCTTGAGCAGTATGAGTAAGCCAAGGTTCATTTGATAGCACTCCATCTCTATGAATGAGAGAAGAAATCACACGAATAGAAGATGCTAATGCTTGTTTCATATCCTCTGTAGGTTCTACAATCAATTCTGCTTTGAATGTTTCCCAGATTTGGTGTGCTGTGTTAGTCATCATTGTGGTTCTCCAAAAAGTCCAGTGTATCCAGTGTAATGGGATGTTTCGTAGCAACCATCATCATAACCCATTTGATAGATTTTTTGGGCAAAGACAATCAGTTGTTCTTCCCAACACTCCCAATAATCAGTTTGTGTCCCATCATCTTTTTCACCTGTGAAACTATCAAATCCACAGGTTTTAGAAAGTTTGAGGATTTCTTCATTTAAAATCATAGTTTTTCAATCTCCTCACACAATTCTAAAAAATCAGCACACATAATCACACCAGGGCTTTGTTGGAGTTGGTTAATCACCTCACGGAAAGCATCAGTGAGATTTAGAGTTGGGTCGTGTTGTGGTTCATCATAATAAGCAGAGAATACTTTTCTTGCTTTTTCTTTCATATCAGAAGTCATACTTAGCCTCCGTTTCTTTCATACGCAGCAGAAAACTATCATCACCAATGTCACCACTGTAGAGATAGTCAATGTGCTTCATAATCTCTGCAATCTTACGCAGTTTGGGTATCTGCTCCTGTAAAACATCAATCACATCAGGGTCGTGGTTAGGATACCATTCATAACCATAGGTGCGATCTTCATTCTTTTCTTTACCATTATTCTCAATCTCTACTTCCAACTCATCAGCAAACTGTGAGACCTTGTAGTAGTCATAATCACCAAAGTGTCCGCCGCTCATTTCTTACCCTCCAGAATGTCAAGTTTTTCATGAATAAAATCAGTTACATCAATAGTATTCGCATCCACACCTTCTTCTTGGCAGTCAAGAATAAACTCCATAAATGCACTGAGAATCAAACAGGTGCGGCGATGGTCGTGCTCTGTGATAGTAGTATGTGGGTCGGCAACATAATGAACAATGTGCTCGTAGAGTTGGTCGTAGGTCATTGGTAATCTTCCTCGTCAAAGGTAAAGTATTCGTAGATAGCAGACATTACAGCTTCGTCAATACGCTCCATGATGGCACTTGGCAAAGGATTCTCTACATGTTTGTGTGCAAGATGCCAACCACGACGCACACCTTCTTCAATCGCCATCTCTAAGATGACACGGGTTTTAGGTTTCATTCTTTCATCCTCCACAGGAAACATAGCAGTGTATTCTTCGTCAGTGAGCATGAGAATCTCTAAAGTGTTATTCTCAGTTGCCTCTGTGACTTCTTCATCATACATCACAAAGTAGCGAGCAAACTCATGCAAACTGGTGCTGCCAAACTCAACAACACCATCAATCAGGCAGAGGTAGTTCACAAGATTACATCCTTGATTTCGGTGATTACTTCCCAGTGTGCGTCAGCTTTGTCACCGAAACGATTAGTTCCAGTGCGAGTGCTGACCCAGAAGAAGTATTTGCGATTCTCAGCAGCGAGAAACAACTCACCACCAGTATCCTGCTCTACAATGCAGACAGGATTGCCTTCCATTGTGTTAGCAAGACGATTCTTTGCCTTGCTACTCTTAGGTTTTACAACGACCTTTCTCATGCTTTTAGATGCTTGAGCAGCTCAGGGAAGTTTGCTTTACCATGTAATAATACACCAGCAACCACACCCATGTCAAGCAGGAAGAGTATTAGTAAAAATAATATGACGTATAACTTATCCTTATCAGACGGGTTCATTTCTTTTTCTTTCTGTCAATAACTTCTACATGTGTTAAATGCCCTGCAGGTGTTTGCATCCATCGTGCAATAACTTCGTCATACCATTCGTATGTTTCTACCCTACCACTAGCATAGAATACTTTATATTTGTGCCTGTCATATGTTTTATAGCAACTCTGCTCAAAGTATTCTGGTGATGATTTAGGAATCAGTTGGGTCATAATCTCTCCTGTAATACTCTAGGTTTCGTGGTGCTGATGTGAGAAAATCACAGCGAATCTCAAACCACTTCCAGCGGAATGAGAATCCTGTGAGTGAGCGACTACCGAAGCTAATCAGCAGCATGGGGAATATTTCTGTGGCAGGGTATTCATCCCACTGAATAGTCATATCCAGCAACGCAAAGTGTGGATATGCTGAGAGCAGTTGGAAATACCATTCGTGCCCGTAATCTTCGTAGTGTGCTACATCAAAGAGTTTCATTCTGCTAACCTCAGTTTACGCTCTGGCGAAGGGATGTGTATACGAAATGCATCATCGTATGGGTAAACATATTCATAATACCATCCAACATTGATGGTCTCCCAAAACTCACCATAACCCCATTCATCACCAGCATTGTAGGCATCAAGGGCAGAGCAGATGTAGTGGAATCCTTCAACAAATTCTTCCAACTTAGATTCTTTAAATCTCATGGTGATTCATCGCTATAGTTTACATAGAGATTGTCACCACCGATATTCAGATGATACATTTTGCCGTTGTTGAGATAGATTCCTAACCACACGGCACGACCCTCTTCCATCGTTTCGTAGTGAACCATCTTCACATCTTCCAGCACAATCTCGTCTGGATTCTTAATAAATCTACTCATAATCAATCAGACCATGCTTGATACCAACCAGTTTACCATAGATTTTGGCATAAAACAAGTTGGTGAAGCTATCGTTGTCTTCTCGTAACATTTGACCCTTGACGAGTGCCATCAATGCTTGAACTTCAGCATGGTTGAAGTCAGCATCTACATTATGTTCAGTGACTTCCATTATGAATAGTTAAAGTAGAAGTGTGTTTCCCAATCAAGTGCTGGTTGGTCTCTACGCTCAATCATCTTCACAATATATGGAGGAATCAGATTAGCATACTGAGTCATAAATTCTTCTTGTGTGGGTTGTGTTAGACCATGAATGTAGTGGTCTGCACCCACACCGATAAACTTAACGAACCGTTCAAGGTCGTAATCTTTACCATTATGTAAATCGTAGTTACGACATACTTTCAACCAGAAAGACATACCCTCTCCAGTGGCAAAGTATTCAATCGCAAAGAAACGATAGAATGGTCGCTCAGTTTTAGCAAGCTCTTCTAGGGCTGGTTTATACTCTTCAATTGCTTCTTTAGCAATGTTGATTACCTCTCTTTCTTGTTTTTCAATCTCTGCGAGTTGTTTCATAGCATCACCATTTTCTTCGTAGAGTTTATCTACTGCTTTAAGTGCTGCTTCTTCTCTTCGTGCTGCTTCTTCAAGCATTTCTTCGTGTGTCATTTGTCACCTCAAAACATACTGAGTTAAACTTACCTTTGACGCCCCTTAGCTCTATCTTTGTGTGCTGTGAATGCACATAGACATGCTCAACATGGTATTTGTCACCTACGATTAGGATTCCATTTGGGTCATCGTTATTACCCCATTGCACTTGCTCTTTAGAGCATCCGAGATACTTTACAGTCTTACCTACTTTGATTGCATCCATCTTTGCCCACCCTAGATTAGGCCATGTATCATTATATATTTGATTGAGACGCTCGTTGTCGTAAATCACTAACAAAAATCCGTATTAAATGAAACAATTGTTTTTATACTATCACATGTATTTGGTTTTGATCTATGTTTTATATACGAAGGAAATGTTATTATATCACCCTCAGCAACATCAAATTCTGTCTCTTTATTTTCTATCATAAAAGAAGTTTTTGGGCAATCACTATTCAATGCAACATAGTATACATTTGAAAACATTGATCCTCTGTGAGTATGCCAAATATGATAGTCTCCCTTATGATATTGCTGAAACCAAACATCTAATCTATTACAAAGATCAAATCCATATACATCCATAACCTGTTTATTATGATCATCAAATATGTGATTCAAATAATTAATATAAGGTCTTGGTGTATCTGGATTCAAATGCCAATCAGTATTTGAAATTTGCTGATTTCCTGGCTGACTATAAGAGTATGTTCCCATACTTTCGATAGAGTCAATTATAGTTTGTTTTATTAGACTATGATTTTTTACTCTAGTTTTGAAGATAAAACTAGACAATGGTATTGTCGTTGGATTGCATACTGTTGTCATAAGTTGCTGGATGATACTTAAGATACTCAAAGAATGTGAGTTTCATCTCTTTTTTGGTCATGCCACAATGCTTTGCTGCAGCAGGAAGTGTCATAGTGCAGTTAAACAACGCTTCGTTTGCCTCTCTGACATTCTCTGGCGTTGTTTTTACAGGCACTTCATATAATTCAGACTTATTGATTTTTAGAAGACTCATCTTTCCACTTGTCAAGGGTATCAAACATTTGGTCAACTGATTTCAGTTTATCGATACTGCACATCAAATCTGCAATACCCTGATTAACAATAGACCTTTCATTTCGTGCTGCGAATGCAAGTGCATTACGCAATGCTGCTTGTGCTTCATCAAGCGATTCTACTACTTGTTTAGATAATGCCATCAGTCAGTTGCTCTCCATTGTGAAATTTTAGTGCGAACAGTTTGAAACTCTTCTACATGCTGCAGAATACGATGTGCCGCTTCCTTTGCAGTCTCTTGGTCGTCTTCATTCCAACTGGAAACTTCAGTCCACACATAGTAGATTTCATCAACGATGGAATCAATCAGTTTGTCATAATGAGTCATTTGATTACCTCCAGTTGACGCTTGAGCGCCTGCTTACGAGCTTTTGCCTGACGCAACATCTGAGGTTTCAGAGTGCGTTTGGCATCCTTCTTAGAGTGGTGTTGCCAGTTGGGCGTAGTCATCGGTCTGTTGCGTTTGCATGATTATATAGGATTTAGGCATCCGTGTCAAGAAATTTGCTGAGGGATGCCAAAGATACAGACGCGATGCGCTGCTCCGCCAGCTTAGCATACTCAGGGTTCAATTCAAACCCAATATAGTTGCGTTGGTTTGCCCGTGCAACCTCTCCCGTGGTTCCAGACCCCATGAAAGGATCCACCACCACGCCCCCAGGAGGGCAGCAGGAGAGCACAGGTTTGGTGATTAAGTCAGGAGGGTAGACCGCGAAGTGAGCGCCCTTGTAGGTCGTGCTAGCGACCTCCCAGACGCTAAACTCTGGGCGCATAGGGCACTTGCCAGCAGCAATCAATGCTTCATAGTCAAAATCTTTACTAATACCCATCTCCTCACGCATACGAGCGTAATGTTTATCCTGACTAGCAGATGATATAGCAAATCCTTCTTTCTCGGATGCGTTAGCATCCTTACGCTTGTCTACATTGTTCTTGGAGAACATACGTCGAATACTAATCTCTGCTTGTGGCACGAGAATAGGATCACGATCAAAATAATATTTCTTTACGTCTTTCACAAACCAAAAGAACTTCTCATGGTTAGACCAAAATCTATCCTTAGAAGAAATAGGCTGCGGATTAGGTTTGTTCCAGATAATTTCGTTCCTGAGTTGCCATCCTCTATCAGACATGGCAATCTCAAAACGACTAGGAACCTGAAGCAAACGCTTCTTGTCGTAAGTATCTGCAATATTAACCCAACAGGATCCAGTCGGCTTCAATACCCGATAAATCTCATCAAATACCTTGCAAAGATTCTCTACATATTCACTCACAGTATTTTCCACACCAATCTGACCCACGTTTTGATAGTCACGCAGGTTATAATAAGGAGGGGAGGTCACACACAAATCCACAGAAGAATCAGGAAGATTCTTCAGATTCGTGATATTGTCTCCAACGTGAATGATGTTCGTTTGCATATCAGGGTTTCAGGGCATATTTTTCATAGGGGAAACGATCAAAGAATTGCTTGACCGTCATTTTACCTTCTTTGATGACTCCTTGCTCAGTCAAGGATACCACTTCATCTACAGGAATTTCGTAGAACTTAGGAGGTTCAGTAAACCTAGCACGAAGGTCACAGAACACATAAGAATCAACAGAATTCAGTTTCTTCTGGTAATCATTTTCATCATAAAAACGACCCTTGCCAGTAGCAGTAGAGGGAGAGAAGAAAACAGAACTAGTCTTGCAAATATTACGAACTTCAATCAGTTGATTGATACGTTCTTTAGCGATCACATCATAAGGAAGTTGACCTTTAACACGAGTGCCATTCAAAAGTGTAGCAACAGCTGCCTCAGTAATAGGAGAAGTGCCGCTACCGTTCACGGTTTCAATAAAGTCATCCAGACTAATACCGTAACCTTCAGCAACTTGTTGAGCGTTAATGTTCCAGAGCATGATTAATCAGTTAAAAGAGGGGCAAGTGAAGTAGGAAATCTCATCTCCAGCGTCTGCAGTTCCCCATTCTTGGAACTCTTGAACCAGAGCGAAGATGTCAGCGTCACGACCTCCTTCTTCATTGAGGAGTTCGAAACGGTTCTCTACATATTCAAGAATGTTTTCAACAACGGTCTGAACGTCATCCGAGTCAATCATCGGAATCACGCCGTCGTCACCGTAATCGATGATGCCTTTCATGGGTCTCTTGGGTTCAGTGCTCCGCTACTGTAGCACAGGCGTCAACCCCCTGTCAAGCCCCCGTCAGGTCAGAAAATTCGTATATTTTAATATGGTGTAGATGTATATCAGAAATTGTTCCATCTTCTTCGATAATAAAATCTAGATCAAATTTAGAATTTCCGACTAATTTTTCTTGCATGAACAAAGATTGCTCTTCGGTGATTATATTGTTCTCCACGAGATATGGTAGATATACATCTCTATGCTCTTTATTAGTATGAGCAACTACCATAAGATCTTCTGGTGTATTATCGCCTGGAACAACCGTATCCGAATCATAGTATATGTCAACTGTGGGGAAATTAACCAGCATCTTGAATTTTAGTTTTTTGGTGTTGGGTGCGAAGTAAATAACCCCCCTAAATTCAGAATAGTTATCCTTCACAAAATTATTCAAGCGTTGAACAGACTCGTTATCATATCCACAAAGGTTGTAATCTCTATCAAATATAGAAATAGAATCAAATGATGCATCAGATTTATACTGAATACTAACAATTTCGGTAGACATTTCATCTGTAATGTCAGTCATTTTGTTTATTTCGTCTTCGCATAATTGTATGTCATAGCAATCCAATGAACTGACAAAATGCTTCCAGAAAACTCTTTCCTGTGTGATGATATTATAAGGAATTCTGTTGATTATTTCATAGTGAAGTATATCTTCTCCATTTGATTCTATAATTAAATTTTTCTCATCATTATCCAAATTGTGTGCAACATGCAAAAATCTATATCTAAAGAAACGATTTAATTTCTGCTTAATTTGTTCATCTAATTCGGGCAAATACTGTTCATCATACAAAGAAGTATACTTCCAAGGCATCAAATAACTGGTGGAAATATATTCTTTGTTGAACAAGCTATACTTGTCAGAAACCGTAAAATTAGCAGAAAACATCTTAGTTAGATAAAATAAGTTGACCTAAACTGTTATACAAAGAGAAGTGAACATAGTATTCTAATTCACAATCTTCTTGGTTTTCTGGGAAATTGTCTTGCAAGAACTGAATTGTTTCATCAATATCATCTACTTCAAGAAAAACAAATTCAGAATTCTTCATCACAGTTAGCATATCCAAAGGTAAAAATTGAGAATAAGTATCGATAGACTGATTTATTTTGTCAATATCTTTACCATTATTCCATCCATATGTTCTAATATAAACTACTGGTTTACCAATAGTTTGTGCATATCTCTCAATGAAATTTTGGAAGAAGTAAACTTGATATTCGGTGTTCATTGTTTTTTAAGTGATAGTTTCCATGCTACTGTAATTCTAAGACCAGGAAATATTCTAGATGGGCTCTCTGCTGCATGTGGGATTATTCCTGGAAATAATATAGCAGAATTTGGTTTTGGGAGGTGAAAGTAATAATTGTTTGATCCAAAATCGAAAGCAGTTTTACCGCCCCAATCAGCACTCCATCGCTCATTAGCATAAAAAAGAAATGTTCTGCCGCTATCATCATAACAATCTTGATGAAAAGAACCATTAGTAGAGTAGGTATGCCCATTTGCATACACATCATTTAAATGATATCTCTGGTTGGTTTTTTCTTCAATAATATTTAGAAGATATTTGGAAAAAAACTCATTGTCTTTCAGATACATACCCCAAAAAGGATACGAAGATCTGAATCTAGGATCAGACTCATGGAAAGATCCATGCCCAAATTGCCATTTAGCATCATACACACAATCTAATATTTTGGAATAATCTTCCAATGAGAAAAAACTGTCATACTTTATGATGTCATTTTCACTATATTTTGTAGTCATACTTCAATCCAACACACAAATACATCTCTTCTACCAGAAGTTACTTCATTAACTCTATGAAGTAAATTACCAGGATACACAATCGCATTTCCTTTTTTTAATTTGATCTTTGTTTCTTCATCAGTTGTTATAACAAGTTCACCACCTTCATAGTCATCATTTAAAAAACATGTCATACTGTAATCTGGTCTAACTCCACCACAGGGATTTGCATCATAATGATCTTTATACTGACCCCCAACACCATATTTAACAAAATATACTTGAGATACTCTTGATATCTCAAATGGAAATACAGTATTTAATATAATGTCATGACAGTAATTATTCAATTCTAAACTTCCCGACCCACCAAAAACAGTTTCACATACCTTGAGAACAGTAGGATTGCTTTTCTTCCCGTCTTCAAAAGTTAAGTATTTAAAATACTCATTAATGTATTCTAACTGGTTGGTATTTAATAGATCAATTTCATAAGTTGTTTTCATTCAATTCATTTTCATCCGTATAATAAACACTCCAATCAACAGGTGCGATTTCATCGATGCCAAGTAATCGCATCATGTTTAAGGTAGTTTGACTAACTTTTCTATAACTTGCAGTAAAATTGTTTGCAATTTTTGAAAGATTAACAATTCTACTACTTACAAAATCAGTAGAAGCTAAACTATCATAGACTACCCACTGATCATCAGTAGATAGATATTCCACTTCCTGGTTAGGATACTTTTCTCTGTAAATTTTGGGGTCAATAGGCCATTTTACTTGGAATAGATACTGCAAGAAATCTAATCCTCTTTCAAAGTCAGTGGGTGGTCTTACTGTTTCATTTCTGAGAGTAGATCTCCATTGAATCCACATATCCTTTTCTCCAGGATAACTGTCTTGAATATCAGGAAGAACTCTCCAATCACTCGCTGCGAGCATCTCATTTCTTTCAATCAATTTTTTCACATATCTTTGCTCGAAGAAGATAGATTCTTCATCAATTTTCTCTACCTCTAGATCATATTTTAATATTTTTACCTCAGAAAGAACAGCATACAAATCTTTAATACTATCATACAACTGTTTAGCCTGTTCATTAGAGGCACCAGTGAAAGTATAAGTTGACCAATAATTTATATTTTCTTTGAAATCATATTTTAATTTTTTTCTCTGGCAATAATATGTTCCATTGCTATAGTATGTAAAATAGTCAATCTGGTCTTTATCAGAATGCCAAAATGGATCAATAGATAAAGCAAGGAATTTATCCTTAAGATCTTTATCCATCCTCATTTTCTTCGGATGAATGATAATGAAATCATTCAAAAAATCCGCTTCTAATACTGCAGTCTTTACTGAATCCATTTTAAGCCCCTATTTGTTTTTAACATACCATCCAGTCAATATATATTTATCCTTGGTAAAAACGGTATTTCCTTTGTGAACATGAGTATATCCAGCTGGCCACATTACTACTGTTCCTGCAGTAGGTTTAATTCGTCTTCGCTGATACATAAATTCGGTTTCGCCTTCGCCATCTGGCATATCATTTAAATATATCATCCATGTCAATTCTCTCATTGCATGATCAATATTTCCATTTTCATAATGCCACAAATGATATCCACCTTCAGGTGGTGTTTTTTGCATTTTAATATCAGTTGAAATTAAATTAGCTTGCTTCAACTGAGAATACTTTTCTCTGTAATGAAGAGCACAAGATTTCAAAAATTGATTAATTTGATATGACAAATTCATACTAGAATAATTAATCAACAACGCATAATCTTTTCTATTCATTGTTCCTCCGTATGCATCAGAAGATCTCATAATATCATCTTCTTGAATACCATTTAATGTGTCATCAGATGGAGATATAAAACATCCTCTTGTGTCATATACTTCCTCAAAATATTCTATTAATTGATTACAAAAACTTTCTGGAACAAAATTCTCCCAAACACCAATAAAATCGGTAAAATCTGACTTAGTGATGAGGGGATTTTCCATCAACTCAAGAGGTCTATAAGGTTGCACTGCCATAACATTTTCAATACGCTTTTATTATATATCTTGTTTTGTGGAATGGGTTTAAAATAGGAACTTGTCTTTGTGGGGCTAAAACAACATCTGGTATTGGTTTTTTGACATTGGAACTAAAAGTAAATATTCCTTCAGAAAGTTTCCATTTGAACATCATCTTGAGAAAAAGTGATCTGTGGATTTGCAGAACCATCTCCAAGACCACTACCAACGCCCCCACCAATAGTTCCAGGACCATCATTGTTGCCTGCAGAATAATCAGTATTTGGATTTTCTACAGCAGATAGTGTGAGATAATGAGAGTGTGGATTAGTAGATCCACTTGGAGGAGTGTAGTTGTCTATTCTAAAAACAGAAGGTGCTGTATCTATAACTCCAGTTACTTCTCTACCACCACTTTGCCCTATTAGATCAGCAAATCTTCCTTCTGCTATTGGTGTATTCAGAACTGCCGCAGGAGAAGGCCAAAGTGTTAAGAAATCAATAGTAATTGTATTACCACCTGATTTAGATCCATTTGGGAATCCATCTGGGAGAGGTAATTGTTGAACAAATGCATCAATAGTAGTTCCATCATAATCTCTTAGTTCTGATGCGAAGTTAGACATGCCGCCAGATCCCAAGAAATCTTGCCAATATGCAGGACCATCTGTTGTTGATTGGTCAATGTTATTATCAGGACCACCATATGAATTCTCACCAACACCAGCAGGAGTTCCCATAAGAGCTCTTTTGCCCCATGGAATTAGCGGATCTCCACTTAAACTTTCAACAACAGCTGAGAAGAATAAGTGAGTATGTGCTGGAACAGAAACTAATACAGATGAAAGTGGACCAACTTGAGCAGTAACACTTCCAGTTATAGTAAATGTTATTTCATCAGTAATTGTAGATAATCCAGCAATTTTAACAGTTCCTAATGAGAAAAATTGACTGACTGTTCCTGTTGTTCCTGAATCTGCTTCTACCTGCTCCAGTGGATTAGTAGATGCAGTGTCAACTTTATCAAAATACCAGTATCCACCCTCAGCACCTACATCAAAAATTCCTTTATTGATTGTAGATATAGGCAAGAATGCTGATGATGCGTTTCTACCATCCACATATCCAGTTCCAGCCAATCTTCTATTTCTATAATCAGGAACATTAAAAGTTCCAGTGTATTCTTTAGTGATTGAATTATATGTAGCATTACCACCATAAGTGTTTCCAATCACAGACCACAGTGAAGGATACTGACTAGCATTATAACTAGAACCATCACATACTATAAATCCTGGATATCTAGAATCAAGATCTCCAGATAAATCACCATAATCATCAAATCCTCTCTTAAGAATAGGTAAAATGGTTCCTATAGAATAACCATCAAATTTATCAGTTTTTCTACTATACCATACACCTAAATCAGTGGCCCCAGGTGGAACGGCAGCATATGTAGAAATTGTCCAGGTAAAAGGATTATTTGCTGTTCCATCACCAACCGTAACGACAGTAGATGCTTCTTGTAATAATCCTGAAGGTGCTTGTAGAATCAAATAAAATGTAGTATTTCCCGCTCTTGGATCAAAAGTTCTAGGGCCAACAGTTGGAGTATCGTAATCAATAGAAATTAATGCTCCATTTGTAGCAGAAATAGTAATAGGTCTATTAATATCAGAAACTGTTACTACACTACTAGAAACAAAACTATCAGGAACTCTATTTGAAAGATTATTAGGTGGAGTAAATACCGCAGTCGTATCTGGCCCGCTATTTGTTTGAACTTGCCATGTTGGTATTCCTAAATCTCCAACTTGTATTTGTGTTTCTACGAATTGAGAGAAGTTTGGTGAAGATCTAGCATATAAAGTAATAGTATCTCCATTCTTTACTGTTGCAGGTAAAACTCCTATAGATCCATTGTTAATTTTTATTTTTACTTCGGTAGAAGTAGTTGAAATTAATGTGACTGGAACCTCAACTCCAGTTCCTAATCCTGTTATACCACCTACGGGTCTAGGAGCAGAAGCTGTCAAAAAGTCTTCTAAAGCATTTGGTATATCAGGAAATGCAAAAGTATTTGGCGTGGTTGATAAGGAAGCACCAGTAGTTACCTCCCATGTAGATCCAGCTGATTGATCACCGATACTGAGAGTAGTTGTATTAGGAGTAAATTGTGATGTAGAACTTTGTAGTTTTAACTGTAGATATTGACCATTAGAAATTGTTCCTGCTGATGATGTAAAAGTAGCTCCAGACAAAACATCAAATCCATCAGCATTTGTTGCAGTAGTATTAGTATTGGAAATAGCATATTGCCCGTTATTATCTAGTGATATGCTTGCTGGTCCAGTTAATCCCTGTATTCTTATGATATTACTATAAATCGGTTTATTTATTGGTTGTGCAGTTAAATCTGTGAAATCTGGGAACGGATTAGGAATATTTAATGGTATTCCTATAGTAGTAATTATCCATGTCTCATAACCGAGACCAATTCCCAATGTAATCTCGACAGGTTTATTATTTAAAGTAGAAGATTTTGCTCTTATTTGTATTTTATATCCATTCTCAGCATATGTAGCAGGAGTTGGTCGAAACCAAGCACTCCATCCATTCCCATCATTAATATCCATTCTAATAGAATAGACATCTACACCTCCAACGATATTAGCAGAAAGTGATACACCCGCTCTTGTAGTTGGAGTTAAACCAGAAACTGTTATTATTTGTTCTCCTGCTCTAGTTCCATCTCCATAAACATACATTGTATCCAGGTCTGCTGGATTTACTTCTTGTAGTGGAAATGGATCTGGTTGAAAATCTTCTGGAACAGTGGTGATATACCAATATACTACAAGACCACCGATCTGAATAGTTACTGTTTCGGTGTAATCCCAAAACGCAGGTGCCTGATATCTAAACTGAAGTTGATCTCCCTCAGCGACATACAATGGTGTCGTAGAATATTGATATGGCATTCCAATAAATTATAGGGGCGTTCTTATTATTTATCCCTATATTTGTCTGATATTAATCCAATTTAATTGACCATTGACATCAACCTGTATAGGGCGACTAGCTTTTACTTCAACTGGTATATCTATATCATCCACTTCTAAGATACTAGACACTACAGTGACATCGGGAGTAATAACTGGGTCTTGATTTTTGAATAAATCTTCCGATTCAGGAACTATAATATTTTGTGGAGTTTCGTCAATATTAATAGTAATTGTAGATGATTGAGATGCAGTTCCTCCGCTTCCAACACCTTCTATCAAATATGTAACTGATCTTGGTCCCCTATCAGTATAAGGAATGCTAGTTGTTATTGAACCAGAAACACTGGTAGTTCCCACACCTTGCTCCGCAGAATTTGGTCTAGTTAAATTAACAACTGTTCCAGCCACAGCAGTATCATAGTAATAGGTGGGAGTTATCTTTAATGAGGTATTAGTATAAGAACTACTATATGTTATCGTTCCTTGTTCTCCATAGTTTAGAGAGGTGGGAACTGTTATAGAAACAGTTGGTATTTGATAGACTGTCAGTGTAATACTATCCGTATCAGATCCACCTGCTCCAGAAACGGAAGCTGTATAGGTTCTTGATGTAGTCGGATTAACTGTGCTATTACTATTTAAATTCAAATTGGTAATACCACCTGAAGTCCAAGATATAGTATTGGCATCTCCAGTCGTAGACCACCTTAAGGTAGTTGATTCTCCAGCAATTATAGGATTTCTATCTAAAGTTAATGTAACGATTGGTGGAATATAAACCGTGACGGTAGCACTAGCAGAAGAGCATCCACTTTCGCCGCATGTTTGTATTGTATAAGTTTTTGTGTTAGCTGGGCTAACAGTTGCAGAACCACTATATCCAGGAGATGAAACATCAGTGACACTAACACTATACAATCCAATACCAGAAGATGACCAAGAAAGAGTAGTGCTGTTTCCTCTAATAAGACTTGTTGGATCGACAGAAATAGAAACACTAGGATATGGAGGTGGTGGAGGTGCATCTATAGTAACAGCCAACCCCATAGGATTATTAGAATATAAATCTGGATCAGATGGAGTATTATACATTCCAAGAAAGACTGTATATGTTCCTCTTGATCTATAAATGCTTGTTGTATTTCCACTAGATCCAAATCCAGATATACTACAACCAACTCCATCAACACTTAAAGTTCCTGCGTTATCAACGGCTGCTCTTATAGTATATGTTCCTGTATTAGGAAAATATACATTATAACTAGCATAAAACCACCGACCAGATTGAGCTGATCCGCTCTGTGGTATTAAAGAAAAAGAATAAGTGTTCATAAACGAAGACCATGCTCCGTTAGTATAACCACTATATCCACCACCATTATTTCTAGTGTTCCAGATAATTGCCATTTATAGCTGCCTCAAATTAAGCCAGTTACCTTGATCATTTATATCTACCTGTATAGGGCGACTTGCCTTTATTTCTACAGGTATATCCACATCATCAACTTCCAAAATAGATGATACTACTGTAACATCAGGAGTAATTACGGGATCTTGATCCTTATACACATCATCAGTCTCTGGAACTATGATATTTTGTGGAGTTTCATCGATATTAATAGTTATTGTAGCTTGTGCAGAAGCAGTTCCGCCACTACCATTCGCAACTACACCATAAGTTACAGATTTAGGACCTTTAGTTGTATAAGGTATAGTAGTTGCAAAAAGTTCCACTTACGTTGACCCCAGTTTGCCCAGATTCGGCTGATGAAGCGGCTGTCAAACTTATAACATTTCCAGTCACCAATCCATCAGTATATTGATAGACAGGAGTAACATTTATACTACTATTCGCATATGAACTAGAATAACTTATTGTTCCCTGTTGACCATAATTTAATGTATTTGGCACTGATAAAGAAACCGTAGGAACTTGATATACTGGCAAAGTAATACTCTTGGTATCTTCTCCTCCTTCGCCATAAACTCTTGCTGTATATGTAGTAGTTACCGTTGGGCAAACTGTTGCACTACTTGTTAAATTTAGATTATTAATAGCATTCCCAGTCCACTCTATGGTGCTAGCATCTCCTACTGTATACCAACTCAAAGTAGAACATTGACCAGATATTATAGAAGTAGGATTTAAACTTAAAGTAATTATAGGTGGTATTAAAACTTGAACTGTTACCGCTCTACCAGTGCTGCCGTTCCCAGGAGTTCCGACTGCAGTTAACTGATAGGTTGTAGTTTGTGTTGGATAAACTGTGGTAGACCCAACAAATCCAACTGTTCCAATTCCTTGATCAATACTAACAGATACTGCATCACCAAAAACTTCCCATGATAATGTAGATGCAGCACCTCTCAATATTTTTACTGGATTCGCAGAGAAAAAGGCACTTGAGAGGAACATCTTTGTTGTGAGGAGGAATCCACCTCTCATCACTGTATGTTGTATCATAAACTACTTCAATGCCAGCTGCAGCACATCTTTGTATAAAGTAATTATATGATGCTTGCACTGTAGCAAGAGTCATGCTCCCTGATGTATCAATAGCAACTGATATAATAGATCCAGCAGGAAGAATGCCTAGATTACAAATAGCAAACCAATCAGATCTATTTCCAGCAACACCGTTATCTCTATTTACAACCGCATAATGAGTCAATGGTGGATTATTTGATCCTCCAGTCCAAGTGTCATTCACCCACTCGGTAGGTGCATTCATATTGGCATATGTCCAACTAGTTCCTGCGGGTTGCAACAACCAGAATTCTCTATTTGGATATTTTGCTCTGAAAGCTAGCCAGTCACTCCTATGCTGCGATACTGCAGGACTCGATTCATCAATTATAGAAATACACTGAACTCTTGTCATTTTATATCTGCCTCAAATTGTTCCAAGTTTGTTGTTGATTTACATCAACTTGTATTGGTTTGTTTGATTTTATTTCTACTGGTATATCAATATCATCAATTTGTATGGTTAAAGTTGATGTCTGTTGTGGCGAGAAAACAGGATCTTCACTTTTAAATACATTATCAGTTTCAGGAATATTAACAGCATCTGGTGTTTCATCAATATTAATAGTTATAGTAGAATCTTTAACGATTTGCCCACCACTTCCAGTTGCAGTTATAGTGTATTTAACACTTCTAGGTCCCTTTGTAGTATAGGGTATCGCAGTAGTAAAAGATCCAGAAGAAGTAGCATTAGGATTATTTAACTCGGTGCTAGAACCAGTAAGCAATGTTATGGGAGTTCCAGTAACCGAACCAGTAGGAGAATCATAATAGTATATTGGGGTAGCAATTACGCTAGTATTAGCATACTTAGTTGTATAAGTAACTGTTCCTTGAACACCATAATCAAGATTAGATGGAGATGTTATGGTTGCTTCTGGTGGTTGAAAAACTGTTATAGTGATAGTTTTCGTATCTGATCCACCAAGACCAGAAGTAGATGCAGTATATGTAGTAGTTGACGTTGGGCTAACACTAACATTACCAGACAAAGTTGATGCCAAATTTCCTGGATTCAAAGAAAATGTGCTTGCATCTCCACTAACAGACCAGGAAAGTGTGGCACTGTTTCCTCTTATTATAGATGTGGTGTTAGCAGATAATGTTATAATTGGTATTCTTATAATATAAAGTTGTGCTTTACCTGCAGATCCATTCGCAGCTGTTCCAGTATTTGCTGAGTCTCCTCTACTTCCAATTGTTACGGAATGAGTTGTTCCTGGAGCATAGGTATTACTAGAAATAAACATAGATCTAGTAATGGTTGTTTCTAGTGCTGCCGAACCACCTCCACCTCTACCAGATGCATTCTCTTTTATTCCATCCGCAGCAATAGAAAAACACCTAACATAACCATTACTTCCAGATCGACAAAACCATACATTAAACCCGAATCTAGTTTTATTAGATATACCATCCAGATAGAAAGATCCAGTAGTGGCACCACCTGCAGCTTGTTGACATATACCATAAATGCTCACGGTATAATTATTATCAACAAATGGTGAAGTAAAAGAGATACTATAATACTTTCCATATGATGGTGTTCCACATGGAATACCATCTGCAGCAGTAGGATTTTGATATGTTACATTAATATCCGTGCTAGTATCTGTTAATTTGATGAGTATTATTTACATTATCAAAAACGTGAAATACAAATGAAGAATATACATATGCTCCAGGAGTTCCACCACCACCATTTACTGCAGTAATACCACCAACAGATCCACCAGCTCCGCCTGCAGCTATCGCTCCTCTAGATCCATTAGCACTAGTTATTGTAGCACCCAAACTAGACCAATTATAAGAAGTAGATGTAGTTCCTCCATTCCCCCCTGCATTTTTTCCACCAACACCACCACCC